GCTGCGGACATGCTTCATCAGTATGAAACTGGTGAGCAGGCCCTGCAAAACGTTGCAGCGCAACTGACTCGGAAGATCAATAAGGACATCACCAGCAAGATCATCAGCCAGCTGACCGGTCTTTTTGGTACTGCCCTCGCTGGCAACAGCCTGAACAAGGCTGCGGCTGCTTCTGCTACTCCTGATGACAGCAACTATCTGACTGCTGCTTCAGTAACTCAGGCCAAATATTTGCTTGGGGAGAAGGCTGCTGATGTGTCCGTGCTGGTTGTCCACCCCTTGGTGGCAGCTGACATGGAAGCTCGCGGAATGCTGACCTTCATGAACAGTGGCGGCACTGTTAATTATGCATCCAATGGAATTGGTGTTACTGACACCCAAATTGGATATTTTGCAGGGCTTCGGGTAGTTGTTGACAGTCAAGTTCCGACTGTGGATCCTGCTGGCGGCGGCACCGGTGATGCCCTTGGCTACACCTGCTATTTGGCAGCACCTGGCGTGATCCGCACTGGTTCACAGTTCCCGCTGTCAATCAAGCAAAACGACGACATCTTGTCTCTTCAAGATGTGATGTCGGTGACCTATAACCGGATCGATGCGGTCGTAGGTACGTCCTGGGCTGGTACACCTCATCCTGAGAACAGCGATCTGGCTGACGAGTCCAACTGGACGCTGGCATATTCCAGCCGCGAGAATGTTGCCCTTGTGGAGCTGATCGTGAACACTCCTTATGGTCAGACCATGCCTTGAGTACGCTGTAAAGCGAGAAAGCACGGGGCCCTACGGGGCCCTTTTTTTGTGCAAATAAACTTGAAATGCACCCGGAAGCCTCCGCCGTGATCAATGTCGTCCGAATGCACTGCTACCGGCAGGGCGTGCTTCACCTGGAACATTGCGACCGTAAAGACGCCAGACGCAGGCGAATAGAATTGGCGCAACAGGGTTACATAATCACCCACACAGAGATTTTGTAATGGCTGCCTATTCCGACATCATTGCGACGGTGGGCGGGGCCACTAGCAACAGCTATATCACCGGACCAGATGCTGATCAATTTGCGGCGTTGCAATCGTGGGAATCTGTCTGGCTAGGCAAGACCGAAAGCGAACGCACCATTGCGTTGCTACAGGCTGCAAAATGGCTCGACACCGTTGATTTTGGTGGCAAACGATGTAACCCCTCAACGGATAGTTCATCGCTGCCCCAGATGCGTGCCTGGCCGCGTTCAGAGGTCAGTTGCGATGGGGTAACCGCAACGTGCTCGTTTATCCCGCAAGCGATCATTGATGCGCAATGTCTGATTGCTTACAACCTGCTGGTTAACCCGGAGATGATTACTGGCACGCCTGGCGGCGGTAGCGGTGGTGGTGCAGCTGGCACCTACGTGGCATCACAGGAATTGGGTGATCTCAAAATTTCCTATGCCGCCTACCCATCAGGTGACTCCGGCTCTGATAGCTGCGTCACTTGTGACACGCCAACCCTTATTGAAAAGCTGCCTTGGCTTAAGGGGATCTTGGCTTGCTGGGCTGACATCAGCACCGGCAGTGGCCGCGTAATTCTGAGGGTCCGGTCATGACCGACAAGGAACGCGAGCTAATGATTCAGATTCGCCAGCAGCAGGTTGTTGGCAATGGGATGTTTCTGTACGGCGCGGAGTTCAAGGCTTGGGCATGCAAGACCTATGACATCGACGAGGCCCGTCTGACCCAGTTAATGAAGGAGGTCATCTGATGGACATCGATGGAACTTTTCTGCCGGTAGCGAAAGAGCTGATTGATCAGGTCTTTCCGACGACGGTCGCCTACCTGCGCAATAACGGCGGCAGCTACGACCCAACCACTGGCGATGTCACGCAGAACACCACTCAGTTCGACATCAATGCGGGCGTGCTCTCGCGCGGGCGCACGGAGGAAGGCGGAGTAGGCGAAAGCCAAGAATTGCGGCTGTGGATCCACCACGGCACTGGCGGGCTGCCTCACCTTCCCACCACTAGCGATCAAGTCGAATATGGCGGCCTGACGTGGAAGGTCGTGGCGGTCGATCCCACGTACACGTCTGCTGGTCTCATCGCCAGCAAACTCATCTGCAGGGCGGACTGATGGCTAAGGCTAAGAAGTTCCGTGGACCTGAGATCGTCAAAGAGATTGACGAAGCATTGGACAAGGGCCTGGGGCGGTTCTTGATCAACACGCAAAGCAAGCTGTCGGTTAGCTCGCCAGTGTTGACGGGTCGATTGGCGTCTAGCTGGTTTATCGGCAAAGGCGTTCCTGACCGAAGCGTTGCCTCGAAGCGCAAAGGCAGCGGGGAAAACGGCGCTTGGCGCAAGGGTAAAGATGAGCCGGTTGTCGGGACAACTCCTTACAGCGGCAAGATCACGCTTGACTCTGATTGGTATATCAGCAACAGCCTGCCCTATGCAGAGCGTGCGGCATTTGACCCTGGCTATGTCGGGCGGCGTGGCGCTGGCGCTGGCGACTGGTTTACCCGTATTGAAAACAACCTGGCAGATGACGCCAAAAAGGCGTTCGACTTTTACCTGAGGAAGGTCAAATGAGCTTTGCCGACATTCGGGCGCATATTGAGACCAAGGTCTATACGGCGTTTCAAGCGTTGACTCCACCTATCGAGGTGATGTTCGACAACGTGCAGGAAACGCCACCTGCGCTGCCCTATGTCATTTGCCTGATCAGCTATTCCGACACCACCATCCCGACGGTGTGTGTCACTGACGGTGCTGTAGAGCAAATTAACGGCAACCTGCAGCTGTCGATTTATGTCCCGCGCGGGCGCGGGATGAAGGCACTGGAGCAATACAGCGCTGAAGCCATGAAGGTGATGAACAGTCTTTATGACTGGGGCGAAGCGGTAAAGGTCAAAGCAGGGCAAATCAATGGCCCTCAGAACCTTTTGTCTGGTGATGAACCTTACGCTGTCGCAACGCTTAACTGCCCCTTTTTGGCTTCAGTAACCTAAAGGTGTCTCTGCCCCCGAGACAACACGCCCCTTTGTTGTTTCTCTGAGGTATCAAGTGCCCGTCGCTTGCTCAACTAGCGCCTTAACAGGCCAAGATGGCTCTCTTTATTACACGCCATCCGCGACAAAATTTTGTCTACTGGACTTCACTGATTTTCCAGCTGGCACCAGCATCACTGTTCCTGCCCAGCATGACTTCCGCGTTGGCGATCCTGTCGTCTTTGAGGAAGAGGGTGGCTCTATTGACACCGCGTTGACAGCTGGGACGCAGTATTACGTGGTCGCCAAAGCTGACACGTCAATTGACGTATCAGCGACTAAAGGCGGCACTGCAATCACGCTTAATGGTGATGGCGGCACAGGTACTGACGACACTGCTGGTGGCCACATTGGGATCAAGTACGACCCGTTTGGTGCTGTCTGTCAGATCCAGTCCTGGGATTTGTCTATCGAACGCGAGTCGCTCGATGTGACGACCCTGAAATGTGGTGTTGGCGGCTCAGCGACTGCTGGCAAATACGCCGCATTCCGTAAAACCCAGCCGGGTTATGCGTCAGGTTCAGGCACCATCACGGTGATTTTTACCGATAACGATGACGCCTTGGGCCAGCGAATGCTGGACAACGTGATGCTGTCTTCTCAAGAAGGTGCACGCGTTCGGTTGTTCGTCAACACCGTGTCAGATGGTCAGGCCACCCCTGCACCTGATCTGACTAACTCGATGTATATCGAGGCAGACGTAAGTCTTGAGTCGATGTCACTGTCGGTTAACCCTGACGATCCCATTACTGCTGAAATCGGTTATACGATCAGCAATGTTGCTCATCTGTTCAAGACGCAAATTGCCTGATTCAATGGGGCATCCCCCATCACTCAGCCCCGTCTGTCGGGGCTTTTTTCTTGGGTAAGCTCAATGCGGGTAGCGATGAGCTGCGACCCAGGGTGTCGGGGGAGTAGTGCTTACCTCCCCTTACGCCTGAGCTATTCTCATTGCGTAAGCACAAAATCATCATGCGTCAGCTGGATAAGCTGCTGGAAATTGCAGCCAATGAAAACAAGCTCACAAAGCACGAGCTAGAGATTGATGGTCATGATTTGACTTTCTGGTCAAAGCCAATGACCATTGCTGAGTATCAGGCCGCCAAGAAAGCCAGCAAAGATCCTGAGGACATGCTGGAAAGCACTGCCCGCTTGTTCATTAAAAAGGCGATGGATGAGGGTGGTCAGCCGCAGTATCAGAGCGATGCTTTGCCGGTATTAATGCGTGTCTTGTCGATGGCTACCGCAGCCAAGCTCATGGGTGCCATGAATGAGACTGAGGAAGAGGAGGAAATTGACCTTGACCTAAAAAGTAATCAAGAGTCAGTTAAAAAAGGAAAATAGCCTTTTAGCTGAACTGCATGTAGCTAAAGAGCTTGGATTAACTCTCGGCCAATTAAGGCGTGAGATGACGTACCAAGAGCTTTGGCTATGGGTGGCGTACTTTGGGCTGATGAATGATCAGCAAGCGGACGCTATGAAAAAAGCAACTAAAGCGCGCCGTTAGACTTGATCTATCGGCGTTTTTTCTGTGGCTACTGCACCAGTCGATATACCTGTAAATATAAAAGGTTTATCTGACCTGCAGAAGCTAGAGCGCCGAATGGAGGCGCTTGAAAAAGAAGTCACAAGGTTGCAAGGCAAACTTCCAAAGACGAATCGCGAGCTTGACCAGACGGCTAAAGCTTCCAAGCGTGCATCGGGAGGCGTCAAAGCCTTTGGAACTGCTGTTAAAACCGCTTTAGGTCCTATTGGCCTTGCCTTGGCCGCTATTGGTGGCTTGTCTGCGGCATTTCGTTCAATTGCTGGTCAGGACTTTGCGGTTGCCAAAGTTGAATCGCTGGGTGTCAACTCTGCGGTTCTAGTCAAAGAACTGACGCAAGTTTCAAAAGAGCTGAAAGGCAATGCAAGTGTTGCTGAGTTAACCGCTGCTGCTTATGACGTTGCATCAGCAGGTTTCACTGACGCTGCTGATGCAGC